CATTCGGGGTTGGAGGGTCTGATGGCGACGACGCGGGATGTTCTGCGGCGGAAGCGGCAGGAAGAGGCGTGGAGCGCGCACATGGAGCGCATTCGCGCGGCGGAGGCGCGTGGCGAGCCGTGGCCTGAGTGGCGGCCCGAGGAGGGTGTTGGCGTGGCGGGTGGTGCGATGCCGCCTGGCGAGCTTCGGTCGTCGACGGTGTTTGGCGGGAAGCTGATGGTCGAGACGACGGAAGGGACGTTCGTGCAGGGCGCCGAGGGATGGGTGCGGGTATGACGGACGTTGACGCCGAGGATCGGCCGCGGATTGAGCGCGATGCGGACGGGCGGCCGATCTACGAGCCCGACGGGAAGGTGCTGCGTGGGTTTCTGCTGTCGAATGCGCGGGTGCGGATCATCCGCGGGCCGATCCGCTCGGGCACTTCGTCGGCGTGCTGCATGGAGATTTACCGTCGGGCGTGCGAGCAGGCACCGGGTCCGGATGGGCTGCGGCGGTCGCGGTGGTTCGTGATCCGCAATTCGTATCCGGAGCTGCAGCGCTCGACTGTGAAGACGTGGCTGGACTGGTTTCCGGAGCGAGATTTCGGCCGTTTCACGTGGTCGAAGCCGATGGTGCATTACCTGCGCAAGGGGGACGTGCTGGCGGAGGTGGTGTTCCTGGCGCTCGACAAGCCGGAGGACGTGTCGAAGCTGCGCTCGACGGAATGGACGGGCGGCTGGATCAATGAGCTGCAGTACATTCCGAAGGAGGTGTTTGATGAGGCGGAGTCGCGCATCGGCTACTACCCGGCCGTGAAGGATGGCGGGGCCACGTGGTCGGGGCTGTTCGCTGACCTGAACTCTCCGACGGAGGACCACTGGCTGCCGCGGCTGACGGGCGAGGTGCCGTTGCCCGAGGACATGCCGGAGGAAGAGCGGGCCGAATGGGTGTGGCCGGAGGGCTGGGAGTATTTCGTGCAGCCGCCGGGGCTGATTGAGGTGTTCGGCGCCGATGGGAAGACGGTTGTCGACTACAAGCTGAACCCGGAAGCCGAAAACCTGAAATGGATCCCGAAGATCGGCGGCCGGCCGCTGTACCTGGAAACGATCAAGGGCAAGTCGAAACGCTGGATCGACAGCTCGATCATGAACCGGATCACGGCGCCGATTGACGGGCAGGCCGTGTGGCCGATGTTCCGCGAGGAGACGCACGTCGCGAAAGAGCTGCTGCGGTACAACGCGAACTGGCCGGTCGAGGTGGGGCTGGACTTTGGCCGGCGGCCGGCGGCGGTGTTCGGGCAGATCATCAACGACCGCTGGCAGATCATTGGCGAGCTCGTCGGAAGCGATCAGGGCGCGTCGGTGTTCGCGCCGCGCGTTCGGCGGTGGCTGTACCAGCATTGCCCAGGGCTTCTCGACGGCGAGGACACGGAGTCCGTGGAGAAGGCTGTCCGGTACGGGCGCCTGCGACTGCACGGCGACCCGAAGGGGCAGGACAAGACGCAGGCGTCGGACGTGACGGCCTACGACGTGTTCGCGTCGTTCGGGATGAGCGTGCGACCGGCGCCGGTGCCGACGAACGACATCGCCACGCGCCTTGAGGTGGTGGAGTACGCGCTGAACACGATGCGGGACGGCGCGCCGCGGTTTCTGCTGTCGCCATCGGTGGTGACGCTGAAGATGGCGATGGCCGGCGGCTACCGCTTCAAGAAGGGCGACGACCAGCGGACGGTGCCGGTGAAGGACCGCTACTCGGACATTGCGGACGCGCTGCAATACCTGCTGCTGGGCGCCGGTGAGGGCCGGGCGATGGTGGGCCGAGCGCGGCCAGGGGAGGCCGGATCGAACCAGCCGGTGAAGTGGTATCGGGGGGCCCGCTCGCTGCGGCGGGTGTCGTGATGGACGACTTCTCGAAGGCGCCGATGTCGATAGGCGAAATCCGGGCCAGCAGGGAGCTTGACGGCTCGAAATGGACGCCGCGCGACGTGCTCGTGTCGCTGTTACGGGAGATTGATGCCGGCGAGCGGCAGGTCGACACGATTTTCGTCGCGTTCGCGAACGGCGATGAGGTCGGCTACCGGCAATCGTCGCCTGGAGCGGTTCGCACGGTTGGCGTCATCGAACACGCGAAGATGCTCTTCATGGAGGACTGACATGGCGGATCGCGCGTTCGAGAGCCCTGGCGTCGAGCCGGCGACGTGGTTCGTGTTCTTCGAGACGCGGGCGCGGTCGCGGTGGCTGTCGTGGCTGGCGCTCGGCCGGTTCAAGCACGTATCGGCAGCTGGCTGGATACCGGAGAGCGGGCACTGGGTGTTCTACGACGTGAGCCTTCGCCGCTCGCGGATCGCCGTGATCACCGACGGCGCGCTGGCGTGGGAGCACATGAGCCGGATTCGCGACCACGCGGTGACGGTGGCGTTCTCGCCGCGCGATGGTCGGCGGTTCTGGTTCCGCGTGGGTTTCTGGTGCGTGCCGGCGATTGCGCATCTCGTCGGTTGCCGGACGCAGGCATTGCGGCCGGACGGGCTCTATCGGGCGCTGCTGCGGCAGGGTGGCGCGCTCGTCGACTGAGCCCTGTGCGGTGCGGTTTTCGCGCCGCGGGGAGAGTGTCGGGCCTGACGAATGGAGGTCTGACCCATGGGAAACGCATTCTCCGGCAGCTCCCAGCGGCGCATGATGATCGCGCAGCAGATCCAGGAAGAGCAACGGCTTGCTCAGCAGCGGGCCGAGATCGAACGGCAGCGGCGCGAGGCGGAAGAGGCGCAGGCCGGCGCCATGCAGGCCCTGCTTGCCCGAGACACGAACCGGCTCCTGCGGACGTTCGGCGCCCGGTCCATCGCCACGGCGGCACGGTGATCGGCCATGGCGGCGACCGCGCTCGAGAAGGAGGCGGTGCAGCGTCTCAAGGACGCCCGCGCCTGCAAGTCGCAGATCGAAGTTGATCTGCGCGAGGGCTATTTCTTCACGGCGCCGCGCCGGTCGAAGGACGTCTCGTCGAACGTCATCACGAATCCTGACAGGGCGCGCGAGGACGAATCCTCCCTCCTGCATACCTCGCTCGCCATGGAGGTCGCCCAGGACTTCGCCACCGAGGTGCTGAACACCTTCATGCCGGAGGTGATCAACTGGTGCGACCAGAAGCCCGGCATCGAGATGTCGGAGGATGAGTTCAACGACATTAAGGACGACATTGACGAGCAGACGGCGAAGATCATGGCCGCGATCAAGGCGTCGAATTTCTACGCCGCCGCGGCCCAGGCATTCATGCCTGACCTATCGCTCGGCACCGTTGCGCTCTGGATAGACAGCCTGCGGCCGAACGAGCCCATCGTCTGCCAGCACGTCCCGTTACGGGAGCTGGAGATCAACGTCGGGCCCTATGGCGAGGTTGATGACCGCTTCATCGTCCGCTCGACGCGGTACCGGCACATTCCCGCGCTTCTGCCTGGGGTGCGGTTGCCTGACGGCATTCGGCGGAAGGTGAAGGACGACCCGAACAGATCGTGCCAGGTGCGGTGGGGCTTCTGGCGCCGGTGGGACGACACCTCGGATGTCGTGTGGCAGTGGGTCATCATGATCGGCGATAGGGTTGTCGACGATGGCGTGCTGCGCGGCGAGGGCTCCTGCCCGCTCATCGTCGGGCGCATTAATGTCGACCAGTCGTTCCCGTATGGCGACGGCCCGACGCTGCAGGCGCTTCCTGAGCTTCGCCGCCTCGACGAGCTCGAAAAGCTCGACATCGAGGCGCGCGACTTCCAGGTACACAAGCCATTCTTCTATGCCGACGACGGGGTGATCAACCTGTCGGGCGGCATCGAGCCGGGCATGGGCTATCCGGCGCGGCCGTGGGGCTCGGGCGCGCCGTTCCTGCCGATGGATTTCGGCTCGGATGCGATGACCGCGGAGTACACATTCCAGAAGATCGAGGCGCGCATCCGCCGTCTGCACTTCATCGACTTCCCTCAACAGGTCGGCAAGACGCCTCCGACGGCGGAACAGTGGCTTGACGAGCTAGCACGGGCCAAGCGCCGCATCGGCACGCCGGGCAAGGTGTTCTGGAAGGAGTTTCCAGCGCAGGTGTTCCTGCGGTTCAAGTACCTGCTCGAACAGCGCGGCGCCATTGCGCCGGTGAAGGTCAACGGCAACGAAATCGCTCTCGTGCCCTATGACCCGACCGAGCAGGCGCAGGAGCACCAGGACGTGCAGATTGCCGGCCGCATTCTTGAGATGGCGAGGGCCTACCTGCCGCAGACGGCCGAGGTGATCGTCGACGGGCCGAAGACGCTGGAGAACATCAAGGAGAAGCTGCGCGACAGCGTGGTGGTGCTGCGCTCGCAGGAAGAGATCGCGCAAGCGGTGCAGCAACTCGCGCCCGTTCTGGGCGGTGGCGGCGGTATGCCGGCAGGTACGGAGGTCGCATGAGCCCCGATCAAGAGCTGGCCCAGGCGTGGCATCGGATACTGACGGATCGCCCGTTCCCGGGGGACGGCAAGAAGGCCGTTCTGTGGCTGCGGCGGCAGCTTCTGGAGGTCATGCCGCCTGGTTCCCCGTCCTGTGCGGTGCATGAGCATGAGGGCGCCCGCAGATTGGCCGCAACCATCCTGGGATTTGCGGTGAGTGCGGACGATGACGACAGCGAACGCAGGGGCCACGGCGACAGCGGCGACGACGCAGACGACGACCTCAACCTCGAACGGCTCCGGCAGCGGTATGCCCGCGAGCACGGCGGCGGTCGCGCCCGAGGGGTTCGCCGGCGCGTCCCCGCCTGATCGACCGCAGCGCCCCGACTGGCTGGCTGAGCAGTTCTGGGATGCCGAGAAAGGCGAGATCAAGGGCGCCGACCTCAAGGCATATCTGGACGACCTCGCCGCCTTCAAGGCCGCGGAGGATTCGCGCCGCGCGGCGGTGCCGGAGAAGCCGGACGCTTACGAGCTCAAGCTGCCGGCCGACTGGAAGGCGCCGGATGGCTTCGATTTCCAGCTCGATGCGAACGACCCGATGGTCAATTTCGGGCGGCAGATTGCGCATCAGCTCGGCCTCGACCAGGCCGGATTCGAGCGCCTGGTTGGCGAGTACGCCAAGCACCAGATCGCTGAGCTCCAGAAAATCGAGGCACTGAAAGGCAAGCAGATCGAAGCGCTGGGCCCGAAGGGCGCCGACCGCGTGGCGGCGGTGAAGAACTTCCTGACGGCCAAGCTCGGGCCGGAGGTGATGCCGTTCTTCGAGCATCTTCTGCAGTTTGCCCCTGCGGTTGAGGGGCTTGAGCGCCTGATCCGCACCGTCACGAGCGGCGGGCCCGGCTTCACGCAGGCCGGGCGCGAGAAGGCCGGAGCGGGGCAGATCGAGGGCTGGGACCGGATGACGCCGGCCCAGAAGTTCATGGCCGCGCGGCAGCGGCTTGGGATGGCCCGCGGTTGACGGGAAGGGGTGAGGAGAGCACGAAATGGCGGGAGAATTCGAGGAAGCCCTGACGCTGGTGCAGTACAGCCAGCGCCTTGAGGAGGGCAGCGCAGAGCGGGCGGTCGTCGAGACTTTCGTCGGCGAGTCCGACATCATGGCCGCGATGGTCATTCGCCCGGCCAAGAAGGGCAAGTATCGCTATCCGCAGGAAGAGGAGCTGCCGGACGTCAAGTTCCGTGCGTACAACGAGCCCGGCAACGCCAGCTCGGGGCGCACCTCCATGCAGGAGGAAGGCGTCTTCCTGATGGACGAGTACGTGAAGGTGGACCGTGCTCTCGTCGACGAGCTCGGGCCGCAGCATCGTGCGGAGCAGGAGGCGCTCAAGGTGAAGGCCATGGCGCGGCACTTCACCCGCACGTTCATCAACGGCGACAACATCGCCGATCCGCGCGAACCGAAGGGCCTCAAGCTCCGCGCGGCGATGGATGAGCAGACCACCATTCACAATTCGACCAACTCCGGTGGCGCGCCCCTGTCGCTTGCCAAGCTCGACGAGGCGATCAACAACGTCCGCAACCCGACGCACATCATCTGCGACCGGGCGCTCAAGCCGCTGCTGAACGCCGCGGCGCGCAACCCACAGATCACCAACAACATGCTCAACTACGACCAGCGTGACCCGCTTGGGCGGAACGTTCTGGCCTTTGGCGATCTGCCGTTCCTGTTCGGCTACCCGAAGTCGCGCGACGACTCCATCCTGCCGTTCGACGAGGTTGCCAACGGCGGTGGCAGCGCCGTCACGACCTCGCTGTTCGTGGTCTCGTTCAGCGAGGATGGCGTGTTCATGATCGAGGGCGTGCCGCTCCGGGTCACGGATGAGGGGCAGCTTCCCGGTCTGCCTCTGCTGTCGACCCACATCAAGTGGGACTGGGGCCTGGTCTCGAAGGAATACTCGATCTGCCGGCTGACCAGCATCGCCAACGGCGCGATCACTGCGTAATGGGCGGGCCCGGTACGCCGGGCCCCTTTCTGCAACGGGAAGGGTGGAGATAGGACAATGGCGAAGCGCTACTACCCGCTCGACGCCAACACGCTGTTCGGCGAAGGCGTGACTTTGACGGCGACGGGCAACGTCCAGAAGAACGGCTCGGATGTCGTGCTCAAGATTGGCAAGGGGCGGCAGGACATGGCGCTCGTGATCGATGTCACGAGCTACGACGCGACCGACGGGGATGAGCTGTACACGTTTCTGCTGCAGGGCGCGGATGCTGCCAACTTCTCTGGCAGCATCGAGAACCTTGCGATGCTTGAGATCGGCCCCACCGCGGCCCGCACCGGTGGCGCCCGCACGTCGCCGACGGGGCGGTACGCCATTCCGGTCTCGAACGATCTGATCGATGAGTTCACCTACCTGCGGCTGCGGCTGATTGCAGGTGGGACCACGCCGTCGATCACGTTCTCGGCCTGGCTTTCGGAGTGCCCGTAAGAGGGGCGCTCCCACATTTGATCCTGGGAACCGACAATGCCGAGGAAGATCACCATCTATCACCGCAGCGGCGCGACTGCCGAGCTCTACACCATCGACGCACGCGAGGCCGTCGTCGGCCATCCGGGCGAGTGGAGCTTCCAGCCGTTTCCAGCGGAGAAGAAGCAGGAGCTGGCGCCCGAGGCCAAGGCTGGCGATGAAGCGGCCGCCGGGGACAAGCCGCGGTTCGTGGCGGTCCACCGCGGCAAGGGCTCCTACTCCGTCATGGACGGCGACAAAGAAGTCGTCGAGAAGCTGACGAAGGAGGAGGCGGAGAAGAAGGCGGCGGAACTGAACGCCGCCGGCTGACCCTCACCGTCTCGGCGGACGAAAGGCCCGGCCTCGTGCCGGGCTTTTTCATGTGCGGTGCATCGTCCGGGGGCGAGCGCCATCGTGCGGGCAATTCGGGAGACCGCGCATGGCAAGTCGGCTTTCCATCATCAACGATGCACTGCTCGGCACCGGCAACAACCGGCTCAACGTCGAGTATGACGGCTCCGATGCCTGGACCATGGCGGAATCGGCCTATCGGCGCGCCGTCGGCTATCTGATCGCGAAGCACGACTGGAATTTTGCCACGCGCACGGTGCCGCTTGCCGGCCTGCTGCCGTCGTCGCCGCATCCGCTCCTGTCGAAAGCCTACGCTCTGCCGGGCGACTGCCTGCACGTCTCGTCGGTCTGGATCGGGCTGAACGGCGGCCCAGGCTCGGTCCCGCTCAACCGGTACGAGATCGTCGACGACAAGCTCTGCTGCGATCACGACCAGGGCCTGACCATCCTCTATGTGCGGGCCCCCGACCCGGACAAGTGGCCGCCGGGGTTCGTCGAGGTCTGCATTGCCAAGGTCGAGGCGTACCTGCTGCAGGGCCTGAACGAGGACACGGACAACGCCCGCCGCCGGCACGCTGATGTCGAGGACATGCTGGCGGAGCTGAGGACGCGGCACGACCAACAGACGCCGGCCCGCGCCATCCTGCGCTCGCGCTCGGCCGAGCGGCGCGCGGGCGGCAGCGGGCGCGCGTTCCTACCGGTGCCGCCGTATGGTGGGGTTGGCCGATGATCAATGCGCAGATCATTGCGCAGCGGGACTTTTCAGCCGGGCAGCTCGACCCGACGGCCGCCCGCGGCGACGACACGGACATCATGCGCGCCGGGCTCAAGCGGGCCCGGAACGTGCGCATTCTCGGCACGCGGGCGCTCAAGCGGCGTCCGGGCCGTCGCATCCTGTTCTCGACGACCGGACGCGCGGACATCGTTCAGCCGACCGCCGGCGAAACCTGGTACATGGCACTGGAGCCCGGGCGGATCACATTTCGCAGGAAGGGGGCGCTCACGGCCCAGACGATCACGGGCATGCCGTGGACGGCGGACATCATCGGCGACCTGCGCTTTGCGGAGTCGCAGAACGTTGTCATCATCTCGGGGCCCGGCATCCGGCCGCAGCTTTTCGACTACACGCCATCGATCGGCCTGTGGACGCATAGCGTTTTCGCATTCGCGACTGATCCGACGGGCGCCATCCGCGCACCATTCCACAACTTCTTTCTCGGCCGCGGTATCACGGTGCAGCCGTCCGCCCGGTCCGGCAGCATCACGCTGACCTTCTCCCAGCCTGTGCTCGATCCGGGTCACGTTGGCGTGCGCTTCCGCTATGCCGAGCGCCAGGTGGAGATCACGGCAGTCAACAGCCCGACGAGCGCCACGGCGACTGTCATCGAGGAGCTGCCGCCGACCTACAACGTGACCTTCAACACTGTCTCCGGCCTGCAGGTAGGGGATATCGTCGAGGGCGTGACGAGCAGCGCGCGCGGCGTCGTGACCGGGATTGCCGGAACGACGGCCACGATCCTGGTGACGCAGAACTGGGCGGGCTTCCAGTCCAGCGAAGTGGTGGCCGGACCGCGCTCGAGGATGACGGTTTCATCGCAGTCGGCCGCCGCGCCAGCGGCAACGTTCCTCTGGGAAGAGGCGCTGATGTCGGATTTCCGGGGATGGCCGCGCGTCGTCTCCAAGGACCAGCAGCGCGTCATCTTCTGCGACTTCCCGCAGGTGGGATCGGCGGTGGTCTACTCCGCCACCGGCACCGTGAATGACTTCCTCGTGGGCGGCGAGCCGGAGGATGCCATCTTCGAGTTTGTGCCGGACAACTGCACGGTGCGGGACGTGGTGGGCGGCGCCGACGAATTCATCTTCACCGACAAGGGCGTCTACTACGTCCCTGTGTCGGAGAACAATCCGCTGGTGCCTGGCTCGATTTCGTTTCGCCGGATCAGCGACGATCCGTGTTCGACGATCCGGCCGGTGCTCACGTCCGAGGGCATGGTGTTCGTCAACGCCTCGCTGACGCGCGTGTTCGCCCTCGTCGGCACCGGACAGACGACACGGCCCTACATAATCGAGGACCTGACGCAGTACCATTCGCCGCTCATCAAGTCGCCCGTTGCGATCACTGCGAGCTCGGCCGATGTCACGACTGCAGAGCGGTATCTGTACGTGGCGAACGGCCAGGACGGCACGCTCGCCGTGGGACGCTACCAGGAACGCCGGTCGGCCGGATCGTATGTCGGGTGGGTGCCGTGGGATGGGGCCGGGCGCATCGAATGGGTGGCCTCGGGCGGTTCCGACGTGATCGTCACGGCGAGCTACAACGTGGGCGGGCAGGAGCTCCGCTTCGTCGAGGTGTTTGATGAGGGCCTTCTGGTCGACGCGGCCCAGCCGCTCGCCAGCAGCACGGGAACGGAGGTTCTGGAGTTCGCGCCCGGCGATCCTGTCGAGTTCGCGCCCGGCGATCCTGTCGAGCTGGGGAACACCTATGCGTTCAACTGGGCCGTGGGCACGACGCTCTCGGTCGTGCAGGCCGGGTGGTATCGCGGCGACTACACGATTGAGCCGGACGGCTCGCTGTCGGGCCAGATTCCGGTGCAGAGCGCGGTGGGAATGACGGGCGGCTTCTCGTTCACAGTCGAGGTCACGCCGTTCGTCCCGCATGCGCCCGAGGGACAGTCGCAGCGGCAGCGTCTCCGGCGGCGCCGGCTCAAGCAGGTTGCGGCGACCGTGCAGCGAACGCAGGCGATAGAGGTCGCCGGCTGGCTCGTGCCGTTCTACCGGGCGGGGGAGAACGAGGAGGAACCGCCGCCGATGCGCGACGAGACGTACCGCACGCGCGTTCTCGGCCGGGCCATCGATCCCGAGTGGTCGCTGGTCCAGTCGCTTCCAGGCTCGCTGACCATCCTTGAGCTGACGACTGAAGTCACGATCTGAGGCGGTGTGCGGTGCCTGCGCTCGCCTCGCGCGGCAGTGTGGCCCTCGAGAATTGCGAGGGTCATCATGGGCGATCCTGTCTCTACCGGCATTCTGGCGCTCAATGCTGCAGGCACCGGCGCCGGCATCTTCTCGGCGCTCGCCGGCGGACAGCAGAGCAAGGTCAACGCGCAGCTCGAGGCCGGCCGTGCCCGCATGCAGGCGGAACGTCTCAAGGTCGCGGCCGAGGCGGCCAAGGTGCGCGGCATTCAGGTCGACACGGCATTCCGCGAAGACCTCAACCAGTCCCTGCAGAACCTGTACGCGATCCGTGCAGCCCAAGGCGCATCGGTCGACAGCCCGACCTCGCGTGCCCTGGGTGAGCGCGCGCGGGTGGCGAACGACCGGGCGCGCCGTGTCGCTGTGAGCAACGAGCGGCTGAGGGCGATGGGGCTCGAGAACGAGGCGCTTGTGGCAGAGGGTGACGCCATGGCGCTGCTGCGCGCCAGTCGGCGTTATCGGACGGCAGCGGCATTCAGTGCCACAGGACAGGCGATTTCCGGGGCCGGGTCCTTCCTGCAGGCTGGGCAGAAGGCGGGGTATTGGTAATGGTCGACGCATTCGAGGCATCGGGCGCCGGTCGGGTCCGGCAGCAGCTTACGGACGTTCCGAGCACGCGCGATCCGCATGTGGTTCCGGTCGACAGGCTCACGCGCCCCTATACGGCCATTGCGGAGGCGGTCGGGCACGTCGGGAAGGCGCTGCACCAGGCGGCGGACGACCTTGCTGCCTACAACGCCATGGCGCACCAGACTGCGTTTGCCGAGGCGCAGTTCCAGATCGACAAGGACATTGCCGAGGCGCGGGCGCAGTACCAGCACCGGCCGGCGGAGTTCGAGGCGTGGGCGAAGGAGTACGCGCGCACGGTCGGCCGGGATAGCCCGATCCTGCGCGACAAGCTGCGGACCTACGCAACGCGGGTGGCTGGCAATGCGTTCTCGAACCTCGTCAACGACAAGCGTCGCCATGACGAGCAGACGGCGCTGGCCACGCTGAAAGCGCGGCGCGAGGACGTCGAGAGCCGCCTGGAGGACATGGTGTTTCGCGGGGCGGACAAGAACCCCGACGGGACGCCGACGCAGGAATATGCCCAGCTCCTGACCGACGCAGACGACATCCGGCGGCAGATGGTCGGCAATCCGAACCTCGCCTATTCCGAGGAGATGGCGAAGCTCGATGCCGAGCGGTTTGACCGGCGCATGACGGCCATGGCGATTGTCGGCGCCGCCCGGCGGGATTTCGAGCGTGATGGCAATCTCAGCCGCGTGCAGCGGGCGGCCGAGGAGGAGCTGAACAAGATCAAGGGCCTGTCGGCCGAGGAGCGCCTGCAATACCTCGGTCTCATCAATCGCCACCTGTCCGGCGCGAACGCTGTTCGCAGCGCAGTCACGCAGGAGACGAAAGAACGCGCCCTAACGCTCCGGCAGCTCTACCGCAGCGGGCAGAAAGTGCCGGATGCCGAAACAGATGCCGTCATCGAGGAGCTTCGGCGCTACGGGGCGCACAGTGCAGCGGACGATCTGGAGATGGAGCGCGAGGCCGCGAGGCTGGAGCCAGCGGCCCGCGCCTCAGCGCGCGGTGCCATCGAAGCCCTCGGCGGCCTGCAGAACCGCGCTCTGGGCGCCGGTGGCGGGCAGGCCGCGCCTACGCCGCGGCAACCGCCGCCGGAGATCGCTGCGGCTGTCAACATGGCGGCGGAGAAGTACGGACTCAGCTCTTCCCTTCTGTTTCGCATCGCGTGGATCGAAAGCCGCTTCGACCCGAACGCCATCAACCCGAATTCCAGGGCGGCCGGGCCGTTCCAGTTCATCCCGTCGACGTGGCGCCAGTACGGCGGCGGCGCGAGCCCGCACGATCCCGTCGCGAGTGCGGATGCCGCCGCCAGGCTCCTGCTCGACAACAAGCGCTATCTGGAACGGACGCTTGGTCGGCCGGTGACAGACGGCGAGCTCTACCTTGCCCACCAGCAGGGCGCCGCAGGCGCGGCGAGGCTCTTGAGCAACCCGAACGCGCGGGCGGCCGATATCGTCGGCATGAGCGCCGTGACCATGAATGGCGGCACGCCGGACATGACGGCCGGCCAGTTCGCCCAGCTCTGGATTCGCAAGGTCGAGGGGGCCGATAGCGCGACCGTGCCGGTGGCCGCCGGAACATGGCAGCAGAGCCCCGTCTATCATGAGCTGCTTGGCCGCTTTCAGACCATCGTCAATGACGGCGCGCGGCAGACGTGGGCTGGCATCAAGGGCGCCTTCGACAACGGCTATCAGCCGACCGAGCAGGAGATGGAAGACCTGCTCACGTACCTGCCGAAGGTGTCGGACGCGAAGCTGCGCAAGGAAATTCTGGACGGGCTTGCCGTGGCGGAAGCGGCCGGCAAGACGGCCGGCCTGCCGGTCCAGCGGCTCCGGGAGCTCGTGGCCCAGGCGGAGGCGGCGGCGGCCCGTGGCGAGGTTGACCCGCTCGGCCGGCAGTTGATCGAAGTCTGGAACCGGCAGGCGGAGGCGCGGACGCGCGTGTTGCGCGAAGAGCCGACGCTGTATGGGAAGGTCGATCCGGAGACGGGCATTCCCGTGCCGAAGCCGCTCGACCTGTCGAGCGTCGACGCGCTGCGGGCCTCGATAGAGGAACGCCAGCGCACGCTCGAGATCGTCAAGCAGGCCAACCCGGATGCTGCGGATGCCGTGTTCTCCAAGACGGACATCGGCAACATCGCCACGGCCATCAAGGCTGCGCCGGAGAATGCCCAGCCGCTTCTCGGACAGATCACCGCCATGCTGACGCCCGACCAGCTCGGCCTGTTCATGGCGAACGAGGAGATCGTGAACACGATCACCGGCATGGCTCGTTCCGGCGACCCGCAGAAGATGGGGGCCGCCTACTCGATCCTCGACGCCGAGTACCGGCGTGACCCGCAGGCTTTCGAGCGCGTCTACGGGCGGGACATCGAGACGAACCTGCGCCTGTGGCAGGACCGTCGGCAATACATGACGCCAGACCAGCTCATGGCGGAGATGAAGCGGGCTGACGATCCCTCGGTGCGCGAGGCGCGCCGGCGGCTGCGGCAGGAAGCGGAGGAGCTGGCGAAGGACTGGACGGTCGAGGACGTGCGCAACAAGCTCGGCCACGGCGGCTTCCTCGGCTTTGGCCAGGCTGGCGTGCCGAGCGATGCCGGCATGGCCGCCACGCTGCGGCAGGAGTTCGTGCGCGAGTTCGCCATCGCCTACGCAGAGACGGGCAACGAGGCGAGCGCGACGAAACTCGCCGCGGATCGCGTCAATCGCGTATGGGGGCCGTCGGCCGCCAACGGCGGCGAGATCATGCGCAACCCGCCGGAGAAGTTCTATCCCACCATCGGCGGCTCGCACGACTGGATCACGGACCAGCTTGACGAGGTCGTGCGGAGGGCCATCGAAACGCAGCTCGACGTGCAGACGGTGGAGCAGCGGCCGGGCGAAATGCGGCAGCGGGCGGACCGGATGATCGCTGCCGAGCGGCGCCTGGTTGCCGACCGGCAGACGGATGCCGAGTGGAGCCGCGGAGAGCCGCCGTCGTATCGCGTCGTCATCAAGACTGACGATGGCCGGTTTGTCGCGCTCGAGGATGCGGATGGGCGCCCGCTTCGCTTCCGGGCCGATGCAGAGGCGGCCCTGGCGGAGCATCGGCGACGGGCTGGGGTGATCCGCTCATTCCTGGAGTCGCCGGCGGCGCGGAACGTCCGCCTGCCTATGCCGGGCGCGTTCGGTCTCTCCATGCCTGCTTTCGGAGATCGCTGATGCCGCTCTTCCCCGAGGAACAGCCGACCGGCCTCGAGTTTCGCGAGGTCACGGGGCGGCCGGAACCAAATCCATTCGCGGGCTACGAGCCGACCATCGGCGACACGATCCGCTCGGCGTTCCGCATGGAAAACTCGGTGGCCTCGCTCATACGGGCGCTCGAAGCTCAGCAGCGGGCGCCGGCCGACCCTGACCACAACCCGCTCGAGACGATCCGCGGCACGCGCTATGAGCGCGACTATATCGACCGCTTCCTCACCTCCCGAAACGAGGAGGAAACGCGCTCGATCATGGCGCGTATCGATGCCGAGGAGCGCGACCGACAAATTCTGGAGGATGCAGGCGGCTGGGGCATTGCGGCAGGCATCGCGGCGGGTGTCATCGATCCGCTCATCTTCCTGCCGGGCGCGGGCCTCGTGCGATCCGTGCGGGGCGGCTATTCCATCGCCAAGTCGGCCGGGCTTGTGGGCCTCGCCGGCGGCCTGCAGGCGACGGTCTCCGAGGCGGCGCTGCAGGCGTCGCAGGTGACGCGCACGCCCGAGGAATCGCTGATCAACATCGGCACGGCTACTCTCCTGTCGGGCCTCATTGGCGGCGGCGCGGCGGCGCTGCTCTCGCGTGCCGAGCGCCGGGCGCTGGAAGCGGCTCTGGACGTCGACCGCGCGGCGCTGTCGCGCCAGGCAGGCGTCGAGGAGCCGTCGGTGCGGGACGGCTTTGCAATGCCGGCTTCCGCGGGGGCGGCGGCCACGGACCCGCGCGAGCTGCGGCTGGTTTCGTTCGGGCTGGACCGCGTGCCGGTCATCGGCGACCTCATCAAGCGCACGTCGCCTACGCTGCGCATCTTCTCGTCGGACAACGTGCCGGCGAAGCGGGCGATGGCCGATCTTTCCGAAACGGTCCTGCGTTTCGAGGACAACACGCTCGGCATCCCGACCTCGCTGGGCGGGCCGCCCGTCTCGCGTGTCGTCACGCTGCAGAAGGTGCGTGCGGCCATCGAAACGAGCGACACGCTGCGCGACACGTTCATCCGCTATCGCTACGGCGACCAAGCCCCCAACACGGCCCCCATCGCGCGCTCGAATCTCGACGACCTGCTCGGACGGAACGGCGACAAGCTGTCATATAGCGACTTCAAGCGCGAGGTGACGCGGGCGCTCATGTCCGGTGATGTCCACCCGATTGTCGAAGTGCAAGAGGCGGCGCAAAAGCTGCGCGCGAACATCCTCAAGCCGCTCGAGCGCGATCTCAAGGCGGCAGGTCTGCTGCCGGAGGATGTGGACGGGCCAAAGGGCGACCCCTCGTGGTTCGCGCGCATCTGGAACAAGTCGGTCATCGCCGCTCGCCGCCACGATTTCAAGAAGCGCATCGTGGACTGGCTCGCCGCCGAGCAGGCGGAGAAGGTCGCCGCCCGCGAGCGGATCATGGAGCTGGTCGCGGAGCGCGACCGGCTCGAAGCGGCCATTGCCAAGCTGGAGGCGAAGCAGGAGCGGTTTGCGGCGCGCACGGCCGATCTGGAGTCCCGGCTAGACGAGCGCGGGATGGAGGTGCGCCGCACGGCGGCGCGGACTGACGCGCTGGAGGAGCGGGCCTCGCTCATCGCGGAGGAGATTTCGGAGCTCGCCGAGTTCATCGACGCGATGAAGGCGGAATTGCGCTCGCCCGAGCTGACCGAGCAACTGCGCGAGCTCGAGCGCGAGCTGGCGGCCCTGCGTCGCGCCGATAAGCCGATCACGGAAGCCGACCTCGACAAGATCGAGAAGGAGGAAAAGCGCTCGATCCTCACCGGGGACGTGCGCACGGCAATCAACATCCTGACCGGGCGCAACAAGAGCCACCGGCTGCCGAGCTTCCTTGCCTGGATGGCGAAGAACGGCGGCATCGTCGATGACCGCGGCGAGGTGGTGGCCATTCTCGGCGACGCCCGCGCGGTAGTCGGCCTCGTGCGCAAGACGGGCCGCGGGCGCACCATCGACGAGTGGGGCGAATACCTCTACGACCAATTCGGCTTCGCCTTCCCTGACGGCCGGCCGTCGTACAACGAGGTGCTGCGGATCATCGACGAGGCCCAGCGCGGCAACCCGCCCTGGTGGTTCCTCGTCGACGAGAACGGACAGCCGACCAAGGCGGCGCGCGTCGACGAGATGGTGCGTATCCTCGACGATATGGCGCGCGAGGCTGGCGTCGATCCGCAGACGGCCGATGACTGGTACTACCTGCTGCGGGGCGAGAGCGTGCCGCGGACGCTCGATGACCTCGAGCGGGAGCTGGCGGCGATGGAGGCCGCTGGCCAGCCGGTGCCGCCCGGTGCCCGAGCCGAGCAGGTGGCGGGGATCATTGCAGCGCGGCGTGAGGCCATCGCCGATATTCGCGCGGCCCGCGACAAGGCAATTCGCGCCGGCAGGACGAAGGCGCGGCAGCTCGGCATTGCGGAGGCCCGCGTCGACGAGGCTGCCCTGGCGGAGCGAGCGAACCGCGGGCGGCTCGGTATCCTGTCGGATCGCCTCGACCGGGCCCAGGAGAAGCGCGCGATCCTTGAGCGGGCGCGCGCCCTTGCCGATGAGGCGATGGAGAAGACGCGGGCCCGTCTCGAGGAGGAGCTGCGCGGCTGGAAGGGCAACTCCGCCGCGGATGCCGTGTCTGCGCTCAAGACACGGGACGAGGCGGCGGCCGGCCGTGCCGAGGACGCCCCGCGGTTGCGGGCTGCGGATCGGGCAGTGGACCGGGCGGCCCGGCGCATCGTCGAGACGGATTACGACTGGACGCCCGATGAGATCGCGAGCCGAGCCGACGAGATAATCGACCGCATCCTCGGCTCACCTGATGGTCGCCTGCCCTACGATATCGCCTCGCCGCAGCCCGGCGGCGTGAGACAGTCGGACGACCTGCGGGGCTCGCTCAAATCCCGCGACTTCGCCATTCCGACCGAACTCGTCTGGGATTTTGTGGAGCAGGATGTCGAGCACATCATGTCCGTTGTCATGCGGACGGTGCTGCCCGACCTGCATCTGACGAACCGCTTCGGCGATGTGAACATGACGGAGCAGTTCCGGCAGATCAACGAGGCGTCTGCAGCGAAGGCCGCGGCTGCCAAGACCGAGGCGGAGCGCATTGCCATCGAGAAGGAAAGGGACCAGCTTATCAAAGATCTTGCCGCGACCCGTGACCGCATCAGGGGCATCTACGGTTGGAATGCCCATCCTAAGTGGGTTGGCCGCGTGTCGGCAGCCGCGCGAGCCTGGAACACCATCGCCGATCTTGGCGGCGCGACGGTCAACTCGTTTGCCGATGCTGCCGGCGTGGTGTTCCGCTACGGCTTTGAGCGGGTGCTGGCGGATGGCTGGCGGCCATTCTTCGCTCGTCTCGTCGGCAGATCGCAGGTCTACGGCGCAGCCAAACGCCAGGCTCGAGCGACGGGCGTGGCAATCGAGACGGAACTGAACATCCGCGCGCACCAGCTCAACGATCTGATTGAGGGCTACCGGCCCGATACCCGCTTCGAGCGCGCCTTGCAGTGGGGCGCCAATCGCTCGCAGCTCGTCAACTTCCAGGCCCCGTGGACGGATGCCGTGAAGACGATTGCCTATTCCGTGGCGTCGTCGGAGCACCTGCGCATGATCCGCCGCGTGGTGGAAGGGCGGGCGAGCAAGCGAGACATCACCATGCTCGCGGAGAACAACATCGACGCGGCCATGGCCGAGCGCATCTGGAAGGCGTTCAATGAGGAGGGCGGCGGCGAGGTGGTCGATGGCGTGCGCCTGCCGAACACGGGTGCCTGGCAGGATCGCGGCGCCGCGCTTGCCTTTGAGGCGGCCATGGGCAAGGAAGCCGACGCCCTCGTGGTGACGCCCGGCCTTGAACGGCCGCTCTGGATGAGCGATCCGATCTGGAGCCTGCTCGGGCAGTTCAAGTCGTTCATCGCCGCGGCGAACGAGCGCCTGCTGATCGCGAATCTGCAGCGCGCCGACGCTGCTGCCCTGCAGGGGCTCATCTTCTCGGTGGCGCTGGGCATGCTGTCGTATCGGGCCTACACGTGGGCCGCGGGGCAGGATGCCAGCGACCGGCCGCAGGACTGGATCAAGGAAGGGCTGTCGCGCTCCGGTGTCATGGGGTGGTTCGACGAG